CATTCATATAGTCAGACATAATTTTTTCATAATCATTAAAAATGATTACTCTAAAATTAAAAAGGGATCACCCCCTTTTCTCCTTGCTGACGCAGGAGCAGGGGGATACGACCCCTTTCGCCACCCCCCGACCCCCCCGCGATGAAGAAGCCTCGAAACCCCCGCCAGCGCAAAGACCATTGGAAGCAGATATGGGCCGATTATCCTGAACGGATGCGTAAGCACGTCTCGGATTTGAACGCCGCCCGGACGGAGAAGATGAGGGAACGGTGCCGACTGTTGAACGCTGTCCTGCCGCAGATCCCGGATGAGCCGCTTCGTGCGTGTGATATGCGAGACGCGGTGATGAACGCTTGGAACGAAGCGTATGGAGATGGCTTATGCAAGCGGAAGTCTTGGGCTATCGTCCAGATGGCGCTCCGGCAGAAGGTCATACTGCACACCGCGGACAGGATGTATGTCAAAGCATTGTAGTTGCGTCTGACTTGCGCTTTGGCAGGTTGATTTCGTGGCACGATTCAGCGAACACGAAACCGAGCAGTTGGAAGCGCACTCGCACTCCATCGCGCAGATTGCCGGACGGATCTTGTATATCGCTTCTCAGGTCGAGGACAAGGAAACCACCGACCTGCTGGTGGATGATGCCGCCGCGCTCATCCAAGCGTCAGCCAAGTTATTGCAGATTTCACAGAACAACAAATGAAGATATACCACAACAACGCAGTTACGATGTATCGCCAACGTCTCAAAGGCGTTCAGGATGCAATGAGTCAAATCGAGAAGGATCTGGACGCCAAGCGTCAGGACTTTGCTCACCTGACCGATGATGAGTTTGCGGCTCAGAAGGCTCAGGTCTTGGAAGATATGCGACCTAAGGTAGAATCAAAGTTTATGATGGATGGGGACAAGGCCATCGCTCGCCGGGATACCAAGGGCGCCTTTGGTTCTCCCAAGTGGGATAAACTTACTTTTATTGAAGCCGAAACAGTCAAGCCTGAGGAATACAAGGATGAGCAACCTCAAAACAAAGTATAGTCTGTTTTGGAAAGGACTGACCGATGAGCAACGCCGCAACCTTTCGGAACAAGGCAATTTTGATCCTGAAAGACCGTGGTATGGCGAGCCTCCGAAACCTCACCGATATTTCTACAACGATGCAACCCACGATCCAGATGAGTCTAACCACGAAGAAGGCGGCATCTTTGGAACGGCGGCATATCCGCAATACGATATCAACCACCGCGAATACATCCGCTGGCAAGCGGGGAAAGAAATGAGTGCCGACAACATCGCCATCCGTGTTTATACTCACGAAGAAGTCTTGGACGTCATTCGCCGAATCTGCCTTGCGTTTGACTGCACGCATGATGCCGAAGCCAAACTACATGGAACTTGCATTAAGATCGCTGTCGGCATCTACGATCCTCCTAGCCAGACCGCCCTTGCTAAACTTAACGGAGTCAATCGTGCTAACATTTCTTATCGGGTGAAGCGAATCCAAGAGATGATGGGACTGCCGCCCTCGATGTATATGAAGTCCGAGGAAGCGTGTGAGAAATTGTCAGATGCCGTCCGTAAGCCGTCAAAGAAAAAGAAATGATTAGGCCAATTGATATTGCGAACCGTTGGAACGTCCTGAAACAGACGGTCAATAACTACATCAACGAAGGGATGCCCCTCACATCCATCGAGGATGCCGAGGCGTGGCGAAACAGCCGTATCAACTACAAGCCAAACAACGATCCTGTTGTTGTATCTTGCGATCAGAACTACGTTTCAAACGAGACGTTGGAAGATAGTATCAAGAAACAAGCGTATCTTCGGGACGAAGCCTATAAGAACTACCTCCAACACCTGAACGCCGGGGACAAGGAGATGAGCAAGTCCTATTCGACATACGAGAAGGCTTTGAAGATGTTTCTGGCCTTGGAAGATAAACGGCATAATCGCCTAGTCTCTGAGATGAAACTTATCGAGACGCAGACGGCGCTCGAAATCCTAGGTAAGATCCTAAGCCAAATGCGCAACGACCTGATCCAATTTGGAGCCAAGTATGCCTCAAAGGTTAATCCTGAGTCTCCCGGCACCGCTTTGAAGGTAATTGACGATGAGGTGAACTCTATGCTTTCCCGGTGGGCATCGATGGAAAAGGACGCCACCGCAAACATGACTAGCAACGTCCTGCAACCGCCGAAGGAAGATGAAATCATCATCGTAGAACCTTCTCCGGAGGACGTTGAGAATGAGTAATGATGCCAAGTCGATAGGCTTTGAGACAGCCTTGCGCTCCATTCTGGCTCCTGACCCGGAAGGTGATATCATCGAGTGGCTGGAAAAGAACGTAAAGAACATCCCGTATTCACCGATGCCGGGGCCGTTCCGCATCGAATCCACCCCCTATCTGGCCGATATACTTCGCGCGCTTACAGACCCGGAAGTAGAATACATTGTCGTTATGGCTCCCGTCCAATCCGGTAAATCAATGGTTCTGGAACTATGGTCTGCCTTCGTTCCTGCTCGGCAACCCGGCCCTATGCTAATGTTACAGGATGTGGATATGAACGCGCAGGATTGGCAAAAGACACGCCTACGTCCGCTTTGGGATAACACTCCGGCTACACGCGCTCGCATTAGCCAATCGGAACGTAGCACGTGGCATACTACACAGTTTGAACGTAATACCACATGGGTTCTTGGCGCCGAGAACATCCGCAATCTCCAACGCCGATCTATCCGGTTCCTTGGATGCGATGAAGTCTGGCAATACAAGAAAGGACACGCGAAGGAGGCGCTGGCCCGTCTGACTGCTTTCAAGTGGCAAAGCAAAGCCGCGTTCGTCTCGCAAGGCGGTTTGGAAGATGATGATATCACCGACCTATACAATGGAACAGACCGTGGAAAACTTACGTTTGAGTGCGTCAAATGCGATTTCCGTCAGCCTTGGGATTGGTCGCAGATTGTATTGCCTCAGGAAGCCAAAGAGCCGGATGGATGGAATCTAGACAAGGTAAGAGCGAACACCCAATACAAATGCAAAAACTGCGACCATCATTACAAGGACAGAAACGCCGTAAGGCAGGAACTAAACAAAAGCCTAAAATACCTTCCACAGAACCCATCGGCTCCGAGAGGAAGGAGAGGCTTCAATTATCCTGCATTATGCGTTTCGTGGGGATTGTCTTGGGGCGATCTCGCCGTTGAGTGGATTGACGCCAAAGAAGAATTAGATGAGACGGGTGATACCACGAAGATGCGTGAGTTCACCCAGAAGCGTTTGGCATTACCTTGGAGCGAGGCTCCGGACGATAACTCCGTTGAGGTCGAGGCTTCATCCTACAAGATGGCCGATATCTGGCCTGAGGAAGCGGCTATGTTTGAAGGCAAGATTACGGAGCCTCCTTTTACGGATGACATGATGAAGTCAAAGACGTTTGCTAAACTTAGGTTCATGTCCGTTGACGTCCAAAGAAAAGGTTTTTATTGCATCACGCGCGCGTGGTCAGCCTTTGGTCATAGCCGATTGGTTAATTGGACATACGTTGAAAATTGGAATGACGTCCGGGCAGAACAACAGCGTCAGGGTGTTTCAGACTTGTTCGTATTTGTTGACTCAGGCGATGGCCCTAACACGGACGAAGTGTATCGAATGTGCGCGAACTTTAATTGGAACGCCACGAAGGGATCTGGTTCGGATAACTTCCCTTGGAGGGTCAATACTCCTTACGGTGTTAAGGCGGCGTTCAGACCCTATGCTCGCGCCAAGGTAATTCAAGTTGGAGCCAAGTCCTGCCGACTTTACTTATTTAGCAACCTTGTCCTCAAAGACACGATGGCACGTCTGCGAAAGCGTGGGCATCACACTTACGCATCAGACGCCGGGGATGAGTATAAAAAACAGATGATGAGTGAATTGCGAACCCGGACAGATAAGGGTAAGCCCATCTGGGTTCAGATCGGAGATAAGGCTAACCACCTTTGGGACTGCGAGGTAATGAACATCCTTCCGGCGCTTATGGCTAAACTTGTGGGACGTGGTAAGAATAAGAACTCGGTAGAAAAAGAAGCCGCCGAGCAGGAGGCTATTGACAAAAAAGCCGAAGATGTTTGATTTGCGGTAAGGGGGAGTAGGCAACTCGTTGTTGTGTCGTTCATAGGGTGGCCTCTAAGAACAAAAAGCCTACTCCCCCCCCATTTGACACAAGGCAAATAGTATGGCTCGCGCAAAAGGCATTTTCCTCGTTTTTGAGGTCGCTGACATTGAGGAAATCGTCAAGCAAGCCCTTATTCTCATCAAACAAGGCAAGACGATGATGGAATACTCGGATAGCGGCACGTCTGTTAAGAAAGAGTTTCCTATGACAATTCAGGACACCCTTGTTGAAGCGCGCTACGCGTTGCAGATCAAGGCTCCGGATCGCTATGGCAATATCGACAAGGTTCGTGTTGCTAACCTCCTTAACAACTTCCGAGGACTCTAATGCGCAAGAAAACCAGCAAATCGAACGCAATTCCTAAGGTAAAGTTGCCGAAGGCCGTTGGTTCTCCGTTGAAGAAGCAAGCCACGGGCGGGCCGGGTATCTTCTCTAATTTCGAGAGCGCCAAGTTCTCAAATAAGCGTTCGTGGATCTGGTCAAGTTGGCCGACTGATTTTAAGAAGACGATGACGGTCTTTGACCGTCTGGAAACCACGCGCAAGATGCGTTGGCTGGAACTCAATGCTGGACTTATCCGGCAGGTTCTCAGCGATATGTGCATCTACTCCGTGGGCGATGGCATCAAGCCTCAGGCCCGTAGCGGAGATATTATCTGGGATAGCCGCGCTGAAAACTATTTCCGTGATTGGGGTAGCAAGTCTTGTGATATTACCGGACGTTTTTCGTTCTACGAAATCCAGCATATCTGTTGCCGACTGATGGATCGCGATGGCGAGGTATTCATCGTAAAGACCCGTGATAAGTCTGGCGTCCCTAAGATTCAAATTATCGAATCTCACAAGATTCAAAACAGTAATTCCGCTTCACCTCCTGATGGAATGGTCGATGGCATTATGTTCGATGCGTATGGTAAGCCTACGCATTACAATGTGATCCAATCGGACGGTTCTAGCCGACTTCTTCCGGCTAATGCTGTTATTCACCTTTATGAGCCTGAGGTCGCTTCCGGCGCCCGCGCTTACAGCCCGCTTCAACATTCGATTAACAATATGGTCGATATGCTTGAAATTATCAGCCTTGAAAAGTTTGCCGTCAAAACGGCGAGCGATATCACGCGCACGATTACTCGCGAAAACCCTCAGTTTGACGGAACGCAGAGTGATTTCGAGGCGTTTGGTATGCGCCCGCAAGACTACAAAGATGGCCTTACTGATCCGAATGAGGCTTCTACCTTCATTGGCGGCAAGATCCTGTCTCTTGCTCCGGGTGAAAAACTAGAATCTTTTGAGTCTCAGCGTCCGAATCATACGTTCACGGGCTTCATCGAGCATCTTCAACGCGATTCGACTCAGGGTTCTCTCCCGTTTGAGTTTGTAATTGACCCTACCAAGGCTGGTGGTGCCTCGATGCGTTTTATCACCGCCAAGGCTGACCGCCGTTTCGGGCATCGTCAGGCCGTGATGATTCAACGTATGCTTACCCCGATTTACGGTTATATCATCGGTGATGCAATCGCATCTGGTATGATCCCGGCAATCGACTCTTGGAACCGAGTATTTTGGACTACTCCTAAGCGCGTTACGGTAGATGCTGGCCGAGAAGCCGCGCAGAACCGTCAAGACATTGAACTTGGCCTTAAAACACTCACGGAAGATTATGCCGAACGCGGTATGGATTTCCATGAAGAAGTGCGCCGCCGAGCCGCTGACGCTAAGAAGATTATTGATATCGCCAAGGAGTTTGACGTCCCGGTTTCGATGATTTGGAAGCCTACCAACACGTCCCTCATTGACGTGGATCAAAGCGTTGATCCTGAACCGACTAATCCTCCGAAGGTCGGAAAGTTCTCAGAACCTTCCACCGAAGAAGATGATGCTGTTGAGGAAAATGACGAACCAACCCCTCAAAAAGAAGATCTATGAACCCATTATCCAAGGCGTTCCTTACGAACGCACCCCTGCTTATTCAACCTTCCATCGCGAAAGCGTATGTTGATCGCGTTGCCAGCCTGAATATCCCAATGGGAACGAAGGCTTCTGAAATGACTCAGATGCTTGAAGCCATCTTTGGCCCACGTCCGGCTATGCACATCGAAAACGATACTGCTGTAATCCCGCTTAAAGGCGTGATTTCAAAGGGAATCACGGAACTTGAAGCCTATTGTGGCGCGATTGACGTGAACGAGGTGGAGGCGATGCTCAAAGCGGCGTTGGCAGATCCTAACGTAAATAGCATCCTGATTGACGTTGATTCCCCCGGCGGCACCTGCACAGGTGTTCCTGAACTTGCCAATATGGTTCGTATGGCTGGCAAAATTAAGCATACCCGCGCTTTCACCGATAGCGAAGCGTGTTCAGCGGCTTATTGGATTGCTTCACAATGTAACGAGTTCTTCGCTACGCCTTCTTCAACCATCGGTTCAATCGGTGTTTATACCGCTGTTGCCGATATGACTGAGGCTTATGCAAAAGAGGGAGTCAAAATGGAATTGTTTAAGGCTGGTAAATACAAGGCTACGGGCTTCCCCGGCGTTTCCATGTCCAAGGAGCAAAAAGAACACGTCCAAAATGATGTGATCGAGATCTGGAACGACTTTAAGGGTGATGTTAAGTCCGTCCGTATGTTTGCCGAAGATACCGCTATGGAAGGTCAGACTTTCTCAGGTAAAGCCGCCGCCAAGGTCGGCCTAGTGACTCATATCGTTAATGACTACTCTGCTGTGGCTCTTACCAAGTCCAATTCTCAGAGCCATTCCAAAATTATCCGCGCTTTCTTTTCCGAAGAAAAGATGGAAAAGACCGAAGAAGAACAGCCCGGAACCGAAGTTCCTGAAATTGAAGAAAAGGACGAAAATAAGATCCACGAAGCCATTGAAGCCGCCCAAGCAGAGTCTGATGCTGACGTTAAGCCAATCCAGACGGACAAGAAACTTTGACAATAGGCAAATAGTATGACCATCGAAGAAAGTTTCTCCAAAATGAAGGCCGCGTTTGAGTCGCTGACCACCAGCGACTCCGTTAAGGCCAAGGAACTCGCTGATATCTCCGCTAAGGCTCTCGCCGCTGAACAAGCGCTTGCTGAAAAGTCTGCGGCTTTTGACGCTCTCAATACCACGATCAGCGCCCTGACCGACAAGGTCAATGCCCTTGAAGTCGAAAAGAAGGAACTTGCTTCCGCTGTCGAGTCATTGAAGAACTTTAACGCAAACGCTGGTAAGACTTCTGCGGCCATCGTTGCCTCAGTTGGCGTTGATCCTGTTGCCGTCTCTCCGGCTGGCGCATCTACCGCTAAGACCGATGATGACGTTTCCGCTGAATGGATCTCGATGAAGCAGTCCGACCCAAAGGCGGCTCGCTCTTTCTACGAATCTAACCGCGCCGCGATCCTTCGCTCCGCTGGTATCAAGTAATTTTCACCCCACTAAATATCTATGTCCACTAACTCCATTGGAGGATTGACCCTCCAACTCGTTGCTGAGGAATCCCTCCGCACGCTCGTCCCTCAACTCGTCCCTCTGACGAAGATCGCTGTCTCTGACTTCGGTTCTTATGTCGCAGAGCGCGGCACCACGGTTCATACCCGTTATGCTGATGCTTTCGTGGCTCAGGATTACGTCAAGGCTGACGGCTTTGCGGCTCAGGATGCTGTCTCTACCGATGTTGCCGTTACTCTGGCTACCCAGAAGCACGTTACCATCGAGTTCACCGACTTCGAGGTTGCTACCCTTTCCATCGAGCGCCTTCGCCGCCTGTTCATGGCTCCGATGGCTAACGCTGTCGTGAAGTCCCTCTTTGACGAAGTTCTCGGCAAGGTTACTGCGGCTAATTTCGCTACCACCGCTTACTCTGGCGCCAAGTCCGGCTTCAACCGTATCTCGATTGCCAACGCCGCCACCTCGCTCACCAAGGCTAACCTGCCTCACGATGGTCGTATGCTCCTGATTTCTCCGGACGCTATGGGCCAACTCGTTCAGGATCCGGCTGTCGCTCAGACGTTCTCCTACGGTAACAGCGATGTTATCCAGAACAACGCCATCAGCAAGAAACTCCACGGTTTCGATATCGCTGAATACAACGGCTTCCCTTCCAGCGGTGATGCCTTCGATGAAGGTCTTAACGGTATTGCCTCTTGCCGCGAAGGTCTTTGCGTTGTTACCCGCGTCCCGGCGGCTCCGACCACGGGCGGTGGCGAACAGACCATCGTTCAGGATCCCGAAAGCGGTTTCGCTTACAGCCTCCGCTATTGGTATGATTGGAGCGCTGGTCTGCACAAGTTGTCGGCTTCGTGGCTCGTTGGCTCTGCCATCGGCAACCCTGCCGCCCTTCAACGCATCCGCTTCACTTCGTAAGTTTCAGGGGTGGTTTTCCACCCCAACGCGAAAATGCCGAACCTCACCCCCTCCGGGGGGTGGGGTTCTCTGTTTTGACAGACGGCAAATAGTATGGCCGATTTAGCCTCAGAATGGGCCTCAGACGCCGCTGAAATCCTTGGGGAGATTCCTAAGGCTGTTTCTGTGCGAAAGCCGCCTAGCGGCACGCCTGTGTCGTTTAATGCGCTTGTCACTCAGCCTATGGTCATGCAAGACCTTGAAACGGGTGGTTTTCTAAATAAAACTAACTTTGAAATCAAGTTCCTCAGGTCGGATAGGGTTGCGAATCCCGGCGTCATCGAGGAAGGTAGCCTAATCACCTATAACGGCGCTGAGTTTCGTGTCGTGGCATTGGCTGACCGACCCCCCTCCGCTTGGATTGCCGTTAAAGTCCAAACGAAGGAACAATGATCGTATATGTCCAGAAAAACGTAAGTATCAACACCGATCAACTAGACAAGCACATCGGTGCTTGGATGAAAGTGATGGGGCTTACGGTTCAGGAGGCTTTAAAGGATCAGGCACGCCTATTGTGCTTAGATATGCTGGATGTTACACCTCCTTATCAGGGTTCTACGCCACAAACATCGTCCAAAGGTGGCCGAACACTAGATGCACGCGAAAAAGGTAAGAACCTTGTTGCTAGGGATGTTCATAGGATATTCCAGCCGCTACGCAACGCTGATGGCAAAATGATCGCCAATGAGGGAAAAGTTCAACTTCTTAGCGCTTGGCTTGGAGATAAGGCTAAACATTCAAACGTCACACCCGGCTCCTTGCTTTCAAAATGGATTGAAAAACGCGCTTTTATTACTCAAATATCTTTTGATTTGTTTAGGCGTCAAATGGGTGGTGTATCCGGAGCGTATCGTAGTTTTGATTCAACAGTTAATGGATCTAGTATCCCCGGAGTTCACGAAGCCGTCCGAGGAAAACCTTGGTATAAAATCCCTACTTTTGCGCAATTTACCTATGTTGAAAACTATGATGCCGTTGAGCATTATGTGAAAAAGAAGCAAACACGCGTAGGATACCTAAAATCAGGATGGTTTTGGGCAGGTAAGAACATTCAACAGTCTTCTAGCCCTGTGCGTGGATCTAGGTCTAAAAAGTTGCCTTCTTTCCCAGATATCCATTGGATTTCTAAACACGATTACAATACCGATATTTTGAAGGACAATACGGGTAATCCAACAGTTAAAAAGATTACCATTGGAAACCGTATTGGAAAACTAGACTATCGTTATTCACAATTCCAAATGGCTATTGACCACCGCGCTTACGCTATGCGTATGGAAATGGGTAACGCGCTCAAAGGAGATATGTCTCTACTCTGGTCAATGACCTCCCACTTACAAGGCTTCGGCCTTATCAAAAACCCTTAATATGACTATTAAATCAATCCGAGCAATCGTTGAGGACAACGTGTTCTCATATCTATCAGCCAATATCCCCGGCGTTCCAATCCACCGTGGCGTTACGGATGATATCCGTGTCCTTCCGATCATTGTAGGATATGCAAATGGAAGTGCCTCTATGCCTGAATTGGGATCTCATACACTAGGCAATTATACCGTTAAACTTAATATCCATGTGTTTAGTTCAGCGGATGATGAGACTCAGGATGTTCATCGTGAGCGCGTTGCGGCAGTCATTGGCCTTCTATCCAATAAACCAGCCCTTCTTTCCGTATGGCAGGATGGTATTCTTTATGACTGCTGGATTGAAAATGATGAAGAAGGCATGAGCCAACGCCGATACGGTAACTTGATTGAGTTCACAGTAAAAGCCTGTATGCCAACGGGCTGATAGCCCTTTGACACAAGGCAAATAGTAAGACCTTACCACTATGGCTAACCAAATTGATTATGGCGTGGCGCACTTCTACGGACTGCGCGGTGATGCCACTTATATGACCGTTCAATCGGATTCCGTTTCCTATTCCTTTGCCCTCGATGTTGAGGTTGCCGATGAATCCGGACGCGTTATCACGGATCGCCTTGATGATCGCCGCCTTGAAATCACGATTGATGGCGTCCTCCTTGCGTCTGGTGATATCCCAGAAAACGGCGGGCAGTTCACCTATGATGGCGTTCAATACATCATCAAGTCTGTTGATGATAAGGGAACGAACAAGGACTTCCGCAAAGTTTCCGTTAAGGGTATCAAGTATCAGGAAATCGCCTAAGTAGGCGGCATCCCCGATGGATGCTCGCTATCTTAACGCTACTACTGTTCTCCCGGCACAAGAAATTGTGTGCGGGAGAACCCTTTTGCCTTTATGCCTAAGGCATAGGGTAGTTATGGAGTCAATTGGATCTCCTTTAATTAAAGACAAGTTTGAGAACGTAACTCCTTATGATGTAATTATCGCTTGCCGGATTATGTCCACATACGATATGTCCAAGATGGTAGGCAAACTTAGCCTACGTGAGACGATCGAGTTATTGCGCATGAAGTATAGCAAGAAACGTATGATTGATAATATCATTAAGATTTTCGGCGTAATTAAAGTTTCTTGTTCATACCCTAAGATTTGGGAAAAAAAAGATAAAAGAAAAAGCCCTGACGTTGGCATACCTTGGCCTCTTACAACTGTTGCAAACCTATGCAGAAATGGCATAGATGCAGAGAGCGCTTGGACTATGCCTGAATGTCAGGCTGTATGGCTTTGTGTTGCCAGCGCCGTTTATAACGGATCTAAAATTGACGTATTAACTACCGATGAGGAAGAAAACCTTAAAAACTTCCATGACACGGTGAACAAATACAAGGAGAAGCAAAAGCAAAAACAAAATGTCTGATATTACAATTACGCTCGGAGCCGATTCATCGGATCTAGAAAAGAAAGTAAATGCTGTCGGAAAGACGGTAGGCAATCAACTTGGATCTGCCATGAAGGGTGGCGGTGGCGCCGCGGGTGGCGGCGGCGGCGGCGGCGGTGGAGCCGGAGGTATGGGAGGCGCTGGTGAGATTGTAGGACTATCTCCATTGGGTAAATTAGTAATGTTTATGGCTATGTTTGGTGAAGCCATCTTCAAGGCTATCTCTGCTATTAAGGAGTTCGCTGAACAGACGCGTGAACTTCGTAATCTTTCATTGGCTACCAATATGCCAATTGCTCAATTACAAGGTCTGCAATATATGGCCGAATCGATGGGTCTTAGCCTAAGCACTCTTGCACACGGATTCGGTGAGTTTAACAAGAAGATGGGTGAAGTCAGGATTAAGGGGGGTGAATTGGCTAATCTCCTTGTTAAAATGCACGTTCCTATGGATAAAATTGCTGATGGAAGCCTAACAGCAACAGAAGGAATGAAACTCCTAGCCAACGCTTATGCCTCCGGGACAGACGCGCAAACGTTGGCCTATTATGGAAACTTGATGTTTGGATCTTCTTTTGAACAAATGCTTCCGGCTATCAAATCTGGTGCCGTCAATATTGATAAATATACTCAATCTGTTTATGAGCAGACACAGGCATCATCAATGGCCGAATCTCAATTAGCGGATGACCTTGGATCAATTTGGCAGACCGTAAAGAACCTAGGACACGAACTATTAGGAACGATTGCCGCAATTATGTATGGATTGATGAATATAATCAATATTATTTGGCTTAAAGTATCATCAATGTGGAATAACCCAACCGAGTCCGCAGGACAAGTAATTGATATGATGCCAAAAGGACTTACGCCGGATCAACAGCGAGAGTTTGCCAAGAAAATGGGAACCTCTGTCCTTGGACTTGAAGGAGATAAGTTGGATGAGTTTATGAAGGCTATCGAGGAACGTATCTCCGGAGATGGAGAGAAACTGAATCCGCTTGGCCTTCAATCGGCGCAAGGCGCCTCGCAACTTCAACAGATGGCTGGTGGCGATATCGTTTCAGCCCTTGCGTTCAGTCCTCTTGAACGTATTGCTAATGCTACCGAAGAAACAGCGCAAAATACTGCTCCAAAGAATAATCCTAATGAACCACAAGGTGCAGGATCATATCAAGGTGAACCACAAGTAGGAGATGCAGTTCAACTTTATGGATTCCCAACACTTTAAAAACATAAAATAATATGAAAATTGAATACGGAAATAATCTTTCAGTCCCGGTTCCTGCGGCTTCTTGGACGCTTGAAACGGATGGATTTGGATTGATTCAATCTAGTGTTACATTCCATTGGGATAGCACAAATGTTGCTAGTTTTACACAGGTATTTTATCGTGGCGTAAAGAACCATCCTTCGGAGGCTTGGAGAGATTACCTTACTCTCCACCGGGCTGTTCTTACATACGACAAGGCTGGCGTATTAGTGGTTAAGGCTGACTATTGCGGAATTGATAAGGAGTCTCCTTTTAACGGAACTCAAACAACCACTCAGGTTCAAATGGCGGCGGCGGCGGCGTCATCCCCCATTGAGAGTCACCCTAACTTTGTTAAGATGAATTGCACTTCAATCCAAGGAATCCCACTTGCTGGGTTTCCTCCGATTGATGGTATGTATGATCCTGATCCTGTAAGAAACCCTCATAATGCCCTTTGGAAGCCCGCTGTTAAGGCTTCTGGTAGTATCGCTAATTATCAGTTTGTAGGTTTCCTTCCCCCTCAAAGTGAGTTTATTCCGGGGACTCAAACAAAGAGTCCTATCAACCCTAAGGCTGGTGTTAAGTCATACTATCGTCCGCAAAATACGTTACGTTGTTTGTTCTATACCACTAATATTGAAACCGCTATGACTTGCGCCTCTTATTGCGGTTGGGTCACGGATGGGTTCGAGTTTGGCCTTCCTAATGCTTACAAGAAACTAACAAAAAAAGAAAATGGTTATCCCGGAAATCCTCAATTCACGCCAGAATGGGATGCGTATATGAACAGAAACTTCTTGGTAACTAGTTGCTCAGTTGAGATATTTGGTAGCGTTTATAAGGTCACGGCAGAACTCATGTTATCCGGAATAGCAGGATGGGACATTGATACTTATCCCTGCACAACTCCTATCGTCTAATGGGATCTTTGCGCGGATTTGGAAATACGTTCGGTGATAATATCACTAACGTATCCCTTAATAACCTAGCATCTAACACGCAAGGTTCTAGGACAATGATGAGCGAGGGCATCATGTTCAATGCCATCGCCGGAGGAACCGTTTATAACGATCAGCAACAAGTTGTAGATGTAGATGCCATCCTAGACCGTTGCCCGTTTGCCATCTATAACCTTATTTACAACGCCGATACAGACCATTACACAATCAATGTCTGGCCCGGAACGGTTAATAATATCATTGTTGATTCTGATGATTTTGTTCTTCTTACGGCTGATCCACCTCCGTATATCCAAGTGTTCGCTGATGGTCTTACGGGTGATACCACAATAAACTACGTGTATATCAAGTGTGGAAATAAACCTAAGAGTGGAGAAACTCCGGCACAATACCCCGTTCACGAACACGGAGAGCATAGTAAGTATCCTCATATCAGCATTGAGACAGAGACTAAAACTGATACTGATGATTTTAGTTATTTCCTGATTGGAACCGTCCAAGGATCTACCGATGTTGAGACTGATATTGATACTTTAAAAATTACAAGATTGATGGGATGTAATTCACTTTGGACTGAAAGATTCCAATGCGGCTCCGGGTCTGCTCAATATTGGTGGAGCGCTGTCTAATATGTCATTACCTCCACGTGGCGCGGCTACCTATGCCGTTTTAGCAAGCAAAGAAGAAGATAGCGAGATAGTCCCGCGTGGAGCATACGAAAGACAGGATGGAACTATCATTGATGACTTTCAACAAACAGTTCCATTTGGATCAACTTATAGCCGTGAGAAGCAATCTCCTTTCTATTCATACCAACATTGGTTCACGGAATATCCTGATGAATTGATAGTTAAGGTTCACGAATATTTTGTTGGTGAAAGAAATCTTATTACAATCGGAAGCGTTAGTTCTTATGTGCTTGAATTAAAGTATCCTGATAATGCTACTGTTTCATATAATCCCGGCCCACCCGATTATGATAATCCACCTGATCCAAATGGAGATATTGCAACAATTTCTAGATCAGAGAATACGGGCAGAAACCTAATCTATCCCAGATGGGATACAGATAATTCTTTGGATTTCTCGGCAAATGGGCTTCCGTATGATTATTTTTCTTCTGCTGGGACTGTTCCGACAAAAGGAGCAAAATATGAAATCCACCCTATTTTTAGTGTAATTTATACAGGCTTCGTAGGATCTTGGGATATCAAGGTAGATAATCTTCTCTCTGCTGTCCTTAATGTTCAGACAGGAAACTACGAATATTATCCATACAAACAGGCAACCACGGAGTTTAAAATGACGGCAAAATATACTATCCCTGAAATGTGGAAAGTATGTTGCTGGAATGATGGAACTGTTATCCGTGGGAAAGTCGCTATCTATTCAGCAGACGTAACAACCGGGACATTACCTAGTTCTGGTTATGGATTTGAAGGCATGACGGCAGAGGTTGGAGATGAGTTCTCCCCTCACTCAGAGGTAGATTGGGAGGTCACAATTAGTGATGATTATGACCCTGTTGAGATTGAGATCCCAAAGGCTTTCGGCAAAGTAACATTTGTGAATGACTTTTGGATTACGGAAGTAGTTCCTCCGGGCGGCGCTTAGGCCGTTTGACATACGGCAAATAGTAGGGGTATCCCCCCCTATCTGATGCTTTCTTTCAAACGAGAATCTACGTGGCAAGCCACGGTTAATTATACCCCGGACGCAGGTGGCCCTGCTAATCTGATTGGTTATACCGTAACTAGCGCCATTAGGACTAGTGATCGTAAGATACATGACTTCTCAGTAGAACTAGCCCTAGATGGTCTATCTTTCACGGTAACGGCTACTTCTGATGATACTTCCGAGTATTCAATCGGTCAGGCCGATTGGGATATTCGTTTCCTGAAAGACTCCGTATCATATACAGAAACCCTACCCATTCTTATTGTCCAACAGATCACCGTATGAGCCTTAATATCGAACTGTTAGGTGTTGGTAGTTTCAACGCGCAATTCGGTCAGAACGGCTTGACCGGGCCGCAAGGCCCAGCGGGTGAGCAAGGGCCGCAAGGCGAGCGCGGCTTGCAGGGTATCCAAGGCGTTAAAGGCGATAAAGGAGATCAGGGCGAGCGCGGCTTGCAAGGCATCCAAGGCATCCAAGGCATCCAAGGTGAACGCGGGTTGCAGGGTATCCAAGGTATCCAAGGCGAGCGAGGCTTGCAGGGAGATAAGGGTGATAAAGGTGATCGCGGCGATCAAGGTATTCAGGGCATCCAAGGCGTCCAAGGTGAGCGCGGCTTTCAAGGCGATCCCGGCCCTAAGGGTGATACGGGTGATAACGGAGTAATCGGCGCCGATGCCCCTCTTTTTTATGATGCAGGAACTAAAATCGTCAGCATCAGCGATTCTCCGACATTTAAGCACGTTTATATTTATGATGGTTCCGGCTCAGATGAAGTAGAACTTTCTTCTAACAGGATTCTCATCACAGGATCCGTTGGCAATCTAGGCATTGATGCCGCCGGGATTACTTTCCCCGATACATCTGTTCAAACAACTAAGGGTATCCCTGAGGCTCCGCTTGATGGACAAATCTACGCACGTCAGGACTCAGGATGGGTTGTCGCTCCTAATGGTAGCGGTATCTACCTCCCGCTTTCTGGCGGCGCCATGACGGGTTCGATTACTAGTATTGGGACTACCTATGACACGGAAATGTCTGGCGAGTTATTCGGTGTTCAACTTTCTGCGGATCATACCAAGGGAACCACGGTAGAGTTTAACGGCTTAAACACTTACGATGGCGCAAGCCATATGCTTGTCACCCCTACCGGGCTGACCTTCCCAGATGCAACGGTTCAGACAACTGCTTTCCCCGGATTTGCTGGATACGCTACGGAGTCTTTTGTTACTAGCCAAGGATACATCACGCAGGGAACCGCAGATGGTCTATATTACAGCATCAGCAATCCAAGCGGATTTATTACTTCCGGAGATCTTGCAGGATACGCCACCGAGTCATTTGTCACTAGCCAAGGCTACATTACGCAAGGAACCGCAGATGGTCTGTATTACAGCATCAGCAATCCTTCCTCATTCCTCGCTTTTGATTCTTACGGAAGACTTACTTTTGGAAACGGAACAAACCCAGATCCCACCCCTATGCCGGGTCGTTTCTGGTTTCAATCTGATAAGTTC